GTTTTCACCTATACTGTTTTTACGTAATTGAACTAATATATAGTTTCTATCATATAGCTTGAAGTCAATACCTTCTGTGATGCAATTATCGACGACGAAGTTATTTAAAACGCCGCTAGATCTTACCCCACCTTCAATACCTTCTAATATAGTCTTAATTACCTCTTTATGCTGCTTAACAGATAGAGATTTAAATTTAACCTTTTTGTTAATTGAAGGTACAAGTATATCAATACTATCATCAGTATTGATTGTATCGAGTTGTGATAAGAAGTCTTTAATATTGCTCACAAAAAGTACTTAATCATTGAGATTGGTTTTTCAACTCTTCGTTTTGCTTTTCTACTTCCTTATTATGTATGTTTAATATAACCTGAGCTTCAACCGGTGATAGACTATAGAACAACTCAGAATCTGCACCTATTCGATTTATAAACCCATACATTAATGTATAGAAGCCAGGCAAACTACCTGAGAACAAGCTACATATAAAGCTCATTATGCCATTTGATAGAATGTTTAATTTATACTGTTCAATGTCAAATAACTTATTCTCTTCTATAATAATAAAATCCTGAAGAGATTCAGATACATCAGTTACATATTCTCTTATTTTAAAGAATATAGAAGGCGGTAAACGTGATAGTATATCATCCTTTTCTTCACGTGTACAATTTGTAAAGTCTATAGTGTTGTTGAATAGAGTAACCTGTTTAATAACGGTTGTATATAATTCATCAATAGTTGAGAAATATAGAGTAGTAGGTAGACCTACATGAAGCCTAATATCGTTAAAGATAATATCTTTACTAAAGTCATTATAACAAGATTCAATTCGCTCTAATATAATGTTTAAACTATAATCTAATGTTTGTTGATCCTTAGTTGTGAATGTTAAGTTCTCCCGTACAAACACCATACGATAAAATATTATTAGGTAAAATCTATCTATAATATCTAACGATGTATCACTGATAATATTAGTTTCTACAAAACTATTAAGACCTTCGTAGTCAGAGTTTTCGCAAAACTTTATCAACTTGAAGTATGTCTTGTTAGACAACTCAGGTACACGTGTAAACTTACCACTAGGTAGCTTAACATTGATACTAAAATCCTTCATCAGTTATATAACTGTAGTATCGTAATGTGAAAAGGCAAATGAAACTGTCTTACTTACATCACCTTCAGATAGCTCATTATAGCTAATCGAGTCTCCTGATACATTAAAGGGCACTGCATTGTAAAACTGTAAAAGCTTTCTAGGCTGTAATGATCTAGTTTTATCACCATATACAGATGGATTGTAGATTGTAGCACCTTCTTTATACGTAGATTTATCTCTAGTGAAAAGCATTACTTGTATATGGCACTTTAAGTCGCTTTCTTGATTACCATCTTCAATTAAACCTTTATGAGAGCATGCTATAATCCACGGCTTTATAAAGTAATCTATAACATCAGTATTTGTCTCGAGAAATGTAATATCTAACTTATTCTGACTTCCATAGCCTGATCTATCTGCTGAAACAAACCCTTGAATATAACCACCGGAATTTTCAATAGGCTCTGTAGTAACTGCGAACGATTCAGTTGGAAATCCGACACTACGAGCAAAAAGATAACCAAAGCGATTTGTGCGATCGCTTTGGTTATCTATTAAATTTGTTCTTACAGGCCACTTACTACTGCTGCCTCTTTCGTATGTATCAATTACTTTACTAATCTTTTTACCAAGTGATGTAACGCTCTCTCCAGTACGTGTTGTGAAATTTATAGACCAAAGAAACTTTAACGGTAAATCGTTAATCCAATATTCTTGAAGATCTAATCTAGCCTGTAGAGGAGTATTAAACACTTAATTATTTAAGCATTAGTATATTTTATAGAGTCTTTTCGTAGAAGTGGAAAGCAAGAGTAGCTGTAACTTCAACTGTTGAACCTGTACCTGTAGCGATTGCATAGTCGATACCTTGAATGTTTCTGATAGAAGCACCAATTAATTTGTATGTAGCTATAGGCTGTAATTGCTTATCAAGTTGTGATAAGATAATGTAGTATTCAGAGCCTGGAGTACCATAACCACCTGTTGACGAAGCATCGTCGAAAAGTGCTCTTGATGCAGCTTCAAAGTAATTTCTTAAATCACTAGCAGCGTCAAGGTAGAAGGTTAAAGTATAAGCATCCGAACCTGGATAGGTAACACCGCCAGGAACGTTAATGTTTAATCCCATGTATGGGACAGCAACGTTTTGGATTGTTCTACCTGGTAGTTGAGCTGCCTTTGCATAGAGAAGTTGATCTTCTCTCATTGCGCCAACGCCTGCTAAATTTACATCAGTAACTCTAAAGAGGAAATCACGTGCGAAATCCTTTGAAGCAGCTGCGCTATAAAATTGTTGTATGTTTTGTTTTACCTGTGCCATATTATTATTTAATTAAATTCTATAGATTAGCCGCCTACTAGCTCTTGGAAGTTAGCATCTGTTCTTGTAGCGTAGAAGTTAACTTGAATAAATTCAGCAGTTCTAACTGGCTTAAGGTAGATGTCAACAACAAGTTCATTATTGTCAATAACTTCAGCTGTATTATTTCTATCATCGCAAACGATAAGATAGTCATATAAACCGTCAGCAGCTTTAACACGCTCAAAAAATGGTGCAAGTGTATTAATAACTCTTGTTCTAGTGAATAATGTGTTATTCTCGAATAAGAAGAACTTCATTACTGATTGTGTTGCCTTTTCAAGATATAAGAAGTTTCTTCTTACGTTAATTCTATCAAAAGCACTTGGCTTCTTAAGAAGAGTTTTTTGACCGAAGAGAACTAAGCCTTGATCAGGGAAAGCTGCGATAGGGTTAAGACTGATATTATATAAGTCATCACGCTGTCTTTGGTTAGGAGCAAACGCAATATCAAGTGCGTCTGTTACAACACCGCGATTAAAGCCAGCAGGTGCACCCCATGGTCCGATATCTGCATCAGTAGATACTAACTTAGCAGCTACATAACCTGAAGCAGGTACATATATGTATAAGCTACTATATTCGTCAAAGACCTTAAAGTAGTTAGCATATACACAAGCATAAGAAGTATTAGCCAGTTCGTATTGATGTCTTAATGCCCAGTAAATATCAACTGAGAAGTTTCTACTTGAATCATTAATAATTTTATTATCTTTACCTTGTACAAGTATCTGTCTAATTGGATCAGCAACAAAGATAATATCACCTCTACCACCATCCTTAATTGGACCGGCGAATGTTACAAACTTGGTAAAGATTGTATTGTAAGCGTCTCTCGCACCTGGAGTGACAAGATCATTTGATGTTCTAAGAGCTTCAATAGCAGTAGTAGTCTTTGTATCATCAAAGTAATCAAATCCAGAGGTGTTAGTATATGTAAAGATTGTACCGAGACCGCCTTCAGCAATAACGTCTATGTTAAACACTTCAGTATTTCTAATTCTTTCTAATGCACGAGTAAGCTTATCAGGAATGTTACCGATTGACTTTTGATCTAGTTTTACAGCTCCATAAGCACCAAGAGGATATAAGGCATCTGAATAACCAAGTAGACCTGCAACCGCGGTAAAGGTAGCGAGATCAACGCCGGCTACTGATGTTGTCGTTGTACCATCCGTTAAGCCAGCAAGTAATTGTTGGGATATAACTCGTACTTTCTTTTGAGGCGTACCATCAGAATTAAGCTTTGCACCACTAAAGAAGTCAGATATATACGGGTTAACGAGCATATCAATGTTACGTGAGTCGTTCTCAACATTCTCAAGGAAGAAGTTAATAGGTTGACCTCCAGCTTCACTCGTTGTACGTCTGTAATAACCGATTGAGCCGTTGTATCCTTCTTCAATAACACTATCTAATTTATTAGCGTCGTTTGAAAATACTGATTGTCTTAATTTGAATACACCGACGTTGAGAGTATCATCATAATCACGTGTACCGAGGTTATATCCTACGATACGATCTTCCATGATTTGCGAAACTGAATTTGTAGCAGGGTTATTACCAAAAGCAGCAGTAGCAGTAAGGGAGAAATCAAAGCGAGATGTTGGAATTTGAACAAAAGCAGATCCGTTCAAGCCGGTTGAGCCAGCAGATTGTGTTACGGTTTGAACGCTATTAATAGCATTATATGAACTTGCTGGGTTAATGTTTGTATTATCTGCAAGACCAACGTAATAACCGTTAAAGCTGTTATCGATTGTTGTTTGAGCTTTATTTACAATAATTAAAGCAGCGCCAGATAAATCAGATATACTATTAAACGATGTAGGAGTTGCGCTAGCGCTCCATGTAAACAATGTACCGTTCGCTAATTTTAAATACTGATCAGGTGTAATGTTGAATTGAGTTGGACGTCCTAAAAGATACGTACCTGACGCAACGTTAAAATTGGTACCGGAGACGCTATTATTAGTTACAACTCTACCAGGATATGCGAGGACGGATACGGAAGATCCAAAGCCTGTGCCTTGAGCTGTACCGTATGGTAATCTATTTACTAATAGTTTAGCTTGCGAGTTTAGTGTTGCCTTTACTGTGTGGTAAAAGTATCTTTCCGCAGCGTTCTTTGGAACACCGTAAATTTGTTCAAATTCTGTAAGACTGGAAACTCCGACTACTTCATCTGTTGGACCTTGATCAGAAAAACCTGTAACATAAACTGTTGTACCTGCTGGTGTTGGAAGTCGTAATGATAAATCATTTTCTCTTATTTCCACACCTGGTGATTGTATAATGCGCTTTGCCATATATTTATTTAGGCTTTTGCATCAGTAAGTTTGAACTTTATTTTAGTAGTTCGGTATGAAGCTGAGAATAAACAAACGTAAAAGACGACTGAATTTCATCAGATTCTCTATGATTATAGTTAATTCCACCTAATGTAGTGGGGAAGGCCTTAGTATATGTAAACTTAATTACTTCTTCATTAAATTCATCTAATCCAAATATAGATATATTTGTTTGGTAGTCATCAAAAATATCTTTAGAAATAAGATTCATTTTATCGAATAATCCTGTTGATTGATCGTGAAGTAAGTTGAGCCAGCTATATATTACCCAGTAGTTATTATATAAATTATCAATAGTAAAGTTAACAGTTACCGGAGGAAATGGATTGATAGAGTGCGTTGAATTATATAGGGTGTTGCCTGAATATCTAATTTCTAACCCTGGTACTTGAATTTCAGGTACTACAGTACCGAAAATAGAGAACTGCATTGAATTTTCG